GAATACGAAGAAGTTATGGGGGAATACTACGAATGGTATGATAAGGGTGGTGAGTCAAATTCTTTAACTATGCAATTTTCCAAAATCGCAAAGGTTAGACAAATTATCGCCAACGAAAAGGTTTCTCAAACCATAGAGCTTTGTGAAAATATTTTAGACCAAGATAAAAAAGTGATCATTTTTTGCAATTTCACAGAATCACTCAACACTATCTACTCACACTTCAAGAAGATAGCTGTAAAACTTGACGGATCAACTCCTAAAGGCGAAAGGCAAGATGCTGTTGATAAATTCCAAACCGATGAAAAGGTTAAAGTATTCGTGGGTAACATTAAAGCCGCAGGGGTGGGGCTTACACTCACCGCAGCAGAAACTGTAATTATGAATGATCTATCCTTTCTTCCATCAGACCATTCCCAAGCAGAAGATAGAGCATATCGTTATGGTCAGAAAAATAATGTAGTTGTCTATTATCCAATTTTTGAAAACACAATCGAGGGTATCATTTATGATATTTTGGATAAGAAAAAAAGAATTATTAATACAGTAATGGGTGATACAATGTTATTTGAAGGTGATGCTCTTGAAAATATACTTCAATCTATTAACCAAAACAGAAATTAAAAATACTTATAGGAGACACTAAAGTCTTGGTGAGTATGAAGTATTTGGAAAATAAAATTGAGTTAATAGAACAGAAAATTGAGGAAAGAAGAAGATTAATAGAAGAACAAAAAAAATCCAAGATAAAACATGGTAATGTAGTGTTTGAACCATTACCTTATTCTTTTACATCTCTCAAAGCTTTCATCGATCCAACAACAATGAATGTTCATTATACAAAACACTATAAAGGTTATGTTGATAAATTGAACTTAGCAACCAAAGGAAAGAGATATGAAAATATGTCTTTAGAAGAAATTGTAAGTTCGGTCAAAGAAACTGAAAAACCTATACGAGACAACGCTGGTGGGGCCTATAATCATTCGTTGTTTTGGAATATGATGACACCTAACCCACCAAAAATTCCTATGAAACTTGATTCGAGAATAAACTCTAATTTTGGAAGTGTCAAAGAATTCAAAAAAAAATTCGATGAAGCCGCTAAAAGTGTTTTTGGATCTGGTTGGGTATGGTTGATACTAAAAGAAAATGGTAAATTAAAAATTGTAACAACACAAAATCAAGATAATCCAATGATGAGTTTTATTAAAGATGGGGGGAAACCACTTCTTGGTTTGGACGTATGGGAACATGCATACTATCTCAAATATCAAAATAGAAGAGACGAATATATCAAAAACTTTTGGAGGGTTGTGGACTGGGATTACGTAAATGATAGATTGTGAATATTTATTGGTTATGAATATTATTGCAGAACCAGAAAGAAGTAAAATGTACAAGAGAATTTTTAATCTCTTAGGTGCCCCGTTACGTTCCGTAGAATTGACAGATGAAATGATGGATTCACTAATGGAACTTTCCATTGGAGATTATACCCAATATGTTCAAGATTGGTTAATAGAGTCACAATGGACTTCATTGTATGGTCTGAATTTAGACACTCAATCCGTCGCAAATGCACTAGTGAGAAGATCATTAGATTGGGAAACTCAATATACCTATGCCTACTCAAAAATTGTTGGACTTCAAAACTCAGGGCCTTGGGTACTTAAAAAGGATTATTTTCAGTTACAACAAAATCAACAGATCTATGAAATACCAGCAGGAAGAGAACTCAATGAATTACTTTGGTTTTCACCCTCTGAACAAAATAGTGCATTTTTCGATCCATGGTCTTTTGGATCACTTGGGGGCCCTGGTATTGGTGGGCCTGGTGGATTTGCTCAACCTGGATGGGGAAGTGGGGGGTATTTCTTTTTTTCATCCTACGATGTTTTATCTAGACTTCAAGACATTAACCTCAAACGAAGGATCATACAACCTGACGTACAATACAGAGTCACAGCATTACCTGGTGGTAAAAAAGCCGTAATGTTATACAATACACCAGGCGGTAAATTCGACTTTGGAAATTCGGAGTTGATGAGAGGTAAAGTGTGGTATTGGTATTATGATACAAACGATGCTGATAGAGATCAGTGTCTGAAAGATAATCCAGACATTGTTAAATTACCATCAGATATTCCATTAGATGCACTTTCTTGGCAAGATTTGAATGATCCTGCACAACAATGGGTTAGAAGATGGTTGACAGCTTATGCAAAAGAAACTTTAGCTAGAGTTAGGGGTAAATTTAGTGGAAACTTAAAAACACCCGATAGTGAACTACAAATGGACTACACCTCACTCTCTACCGAAGCAAAAGATGAAAAAACGGTACTTTTGGAAGAATTAACAAAAAGATTAGAAAGGTTAAGACCTGAATTTATAATGGAAAGAGAGGCTAAAATTGCAGAAAATCTAAATAAACAATTGCAGTACAGGGCATTTCCAGTACCAATAACGACAGTTTAAAATATGGCCATCATAAGATCGATACCTAGTGAAAAAATAATCAATGGTATACAAGTTAAAACTTCAGAATTAGCGGTTGTTTCAGAGGAAACATACACCACAAATGGTGAATATGCTATTGTTGTAAAAGGAGTTGGGAATTGTAAAATTACTCTCAACAGTGTCTCTACTGATAGAATTAAAATTAAAGCTTTGACGAGTGTTTTAATTGTTCCTGATGTCAACAGAATTGATGAACATTGGGATGAAATCCAAATAGAGACAGGTGCCTGTATAGAATTAGTTTTTGTATATCAAAGTTGGTACATACTTTCCTCTGATGGAGTTAAACTTTGGTGATTGATATGGTTCTCCCATCCACTTTCAGCTAACTCATAGATGTAGTTCGGATTCAATCCTCTTCTTTTCCAATAGTCAATTTCTTGTTCAGTAATTTCTAATACATCTTTTTCTAAACTATCTTGATCAGTTTCACTAAAAGGTTGACCATTTATTAGTTCACATTGAAGGGTCGTGAAATATTCTCGTTTTTCAGGATCGGTAATCAATAAGACCTCTCGTACCTCAGATTTGAAAACAACTAAAAGTGGTTCGATACGTTTGTTAAACACAGAAATAGCACGAGGGACATTGTATTCACCAGTAAGGTTTGGATTATTATCAATGTCATTTTGACTCACTAAATAACAATTCAATGTAATAGTATCTCCTTTTTTAGCAACGTCGCCCTGTGAAATCTTAGTTCCATTATTAACATAATAAATAACATCTCCAAGATTGACATTCATATTATTTCGAATAACAAGTTCCATGTGCGCTTGTCGAGACATAAGATTACCCGCTTTGGTTTTTTGTTTACACCTTTCTTCGTACTCTTTGACACTTTGTTTTATTTTTCCTCTTTGTGCAATTTTAACGAGAGGTATTTCCTTGTTGTAAATCTTAGTAAGGTACTCATAATAAAATTCAACAAAATCCTTACCTTTACCTTGAAGGAGTAATTTAATTCCTTTATCCAAAAAATCCTCAATGTACCCTGGTAGTTTTTTGGATTTAATTGTATTTCCTACTAATTTAATCTTACCTTTTTCAGTCAAAAGTGCATAATTTTTTCTTGCAATATTAATACAACTCGGCCACACACCATCATTATCTAAGGCCATTTCACCACGCATAAATATGTCGTTGTATTCGGCAATGTCTGCCGCGGCTCCTTTATATTCCTTACCTTTTTTAACTTTCCAATTATTACCTCTACCAATGTAAACTCTATCTTCAACACCTTTAGGTGCTGAGAAGTTGATACCATCGGTGTCCATCACGAGAGGTTCATACCCACGAGCCATAAAAAATTTTGTCATTTGACGTAGGTATTGTCGTCCTGTACAAGTTATTTGTTCTCCCATATACATGTCACCCCACGCGAAAACTTGAGGAGCTGACAGAGCTCCAAACATACTGTTGATGAATATTTTGATAGGTAATTGTTTTCTATCGTAAGATTTAGATTTCTTTAAGTCTGAATCTGAAAATTCTTCAGCAAGTTGTTTGTATAAAATACGAGTATCACGAAAATACTTTAGAAATCCTCTAAGAGCTCCTGTTACATCACAATCTGGAAAAACTTCGTGTACTAATTGGATAGAAGGATAA